TGATGCCACAGCCTCCTCAGCTACTGTAGGCTGTTGTTTTGCCTGCCTAGCCTCAAAATCACCCTTAACTCTTTTTCTTCTATTTAACTCAGACAAAACAAGAAATTGTGGTGTAGAGCCACTAGGCTGTTGCATTTCTTTAACAAGCTGATCCTGAGAAAAGTTTTTTAAGTCATCTTGAACTTGTAATAAATTCATCATTAGCCTGTTATCCCTTTATATAATCCTAAACCAGCTATTCCCGTTCCCAACAAGTCTTTTACAGGATTATACTGTTGAAATTTAGTTGTTTCAGTAGATGGCTGCACAGGTATACCTCTTAATAATGAAGAGTAAAACTGCAACTGCTCTCTTGGGTAATCTCTTTGTCTAACAAAATCTTCATAATCTAAATCAAGTCCAGCCTGATCTCTAGCCTGCCTATCTTTTGCTATCTTTTCTAATAATTGTGCAGACTCAATATCACCCGCTCTAGCTTTTTCTCCTAATGAAGCTAATTGCATACCTTGTTGTGTAAGGGCATCAGCAGCGCCTAAACCAAGTTTTTCTGCCGCCATTCTAGATTCTCTATCAGCACCAAACTGTCGTTGTGCATCTTCAAAAGCCTTCTGCTGACCTTTTGCTTGTATATCACCTAGCTGTCTTTGTAATGCTTCACCAGCTAATGCTTGTTGAACAGCACCTCTTGACCCACCAAAAGCACCTGCTTGAACTGCTTTGGCATCTCTACCAGCCTGACCTCTATTAAAATCCAACATAGCCTGTTGTTTTTGAACATCTAATACATTTTGTAAATAAGGAGACATATACTTTTGAGCTTGTGCAGAATCAAAATCCTGTGACTGATATTGTGTTCCCTGTAATGCTCTGTTCATTGCGGCTGTGGTGCCTGATGTTGCTGTATCAAAACCAGCAATAGGAGAACCTGCAACTCTTCTTGCTAAATCTCTTGATGCTGCTGTATCTTGATTTTCTGCAGCTAATCTTTGACCTTCATAAGGAGTATAGTCACGCTTTGACTCTGACTCTGCTCTTTGAATTAATCTAGTAGCATATGGCTCATAATAATCAGGCAAAGATGTTTGCGTAATATTTTGTTCTGTTGGCTGTTGAGGCCTTGATCCACCACCTTTACCCATTATCTATCTCCATTCTGTATGCTATATACTCAGGTTTCCAATTATATTTTTTTAAAACTTTTATCCATGCTTTTCTGCCATAGCCTTCTAAATGACTGCACTCACAATCTTTTGCAAAATTTGATAATCTTTTCATAGCAATAGGTAACCACTCATTCATTCTTGTTCCACCTATCCAATCCATAGCCAATGCTCTTCTATTTGGATACTCTATTAATCTAGTTGTAATTGCAGCTATCACTTTCTCATCTTCCATATTATCTATAATTAACCATAAATTATAATAGCCTTCACTTATATGTCTGTAAATATCATCTATATGATACTTACCATTACTTGTTTCTATAGCTTTGTTTAGCATATTGCTAACATCGCCCCAAACTATATCTGTCGCCTGACGAGGTACTGCGGTGCATATCATGCAGGCAACATCATCTCATCAGGTATTGCTGGTGGCTGTGCTTTGCCGCCTGTTCTTAATTCTCTAACTCTATCCATCATATCTTCTAATTTATTAGAGCCTGCATCTGATGATCCGTTTCCAAGACCGCTAACAACATCGGCAGGAACAACAAACTCACCATCACTAAGCAATACATCTTGATCTCCTTCCATAGAAGCAGGTATCATATCAGCCATGCCATCACCAGCGCCCTCTACCATACCATCTCCTTCTTGTGGGCCAGATGCAATTTCTCCAGACTGAACTCTTGCTACAAGATCTTGTAAGGCCTCTTGTCCAAACTGAGCCACAAACTGACCTAAAATAACTTGTTGTTCATCAGGATCTTGGACTTCGCCTTGTATAACATCTATAGCACTACTAATTAATTCTTTGTCGTTCATGCCTTCTTCTCTCATACCACCTAATCCCATGTCCATAGCCATCATCTCGTCTTCTAATGGGCCACCTTCCGCCATGTAGTTAGGTGCAAAATTATAATCAAACTCACTAGTGTCATCAGGGTCACGCTTTTTCTTAAATCTAACAGTGTCTTCAGGAGCCATTCCCTCAGGATATATTTTCTTTTCTTTCTTTTCGTACTCAGGTGGCTTAACCATCGCATCTGCCACCAGACCACCTAATCCCCCTCCAATCGCTTCTGGTCTTGTTAAAGTATCCATAAAACTAGGAGCAGTACCAGTTGTAGCTGGTCCACCAGTTAAAGTAACTAAATCTTGATAATCAGGAACACCAGCTTTTCCTAAAGCAGATACACCGCCGCTTGCTTCGTTAATAACAGACCCATATGGTGTTGCAGATGTAGCTGCTAAATTAGGATCAACTCCACCTAGTTGACCGCCCATATATCCACCTAAGCCACCTAATGCCGCTGCCCCTAAAGCATCTTTCGTATCACCACCTTGCAAAAGAGATCCAATACCTGATCCTATAGCGCTAGCCATAAATGCAGGCATCACAGTTGTAGGTATTAAAGATTGTGCTGCCAATCCTAAAATTGCTGATAACATATTATACTCCTACTGCTTGCATTCTGTTTATTAATCTCTCTGCTCTATTTGGTACTTGTGTTCTCCACTTTGACTGATGCATTTGTTTTGATGCCTCTTTCCAATTACTTTCAGTTATAGCTTTTTTTAGTTTACTAAATTTTGAGAGTCTTGTGTACCCCAGATTGTACATCATATTGCATAATATTAATTTTACCTCTTCTGGTAATTTATAAAAATCTTTATATAATTTTTCACAATCTTCTATTGTTCCCATTATATCTTCATTAAAACAACTGTTTACACGCTTTCTACTTACTGGTGTACCAACAGGCATACCATGCTCTGGGTCTGTCTTTTTTACAAGGTGACCTATACCAAAAGTTGGTAATTTTAAGTGGTCTAAATAAATTTCACCTACATTTCCCTCGTCTGCTTCTATTTCTAATCTTAATTGCTCAATATCCACGACTATCTCCTTTGGTTTCTTTTAACACATTGCACATGTTTATAATAAAAATAGTTACCTATCTTATTAAAAAACTTTGATAATCTTAACCATGTCCAAATCATTTCTTGTTAGCTTTCCTAATGCTTTCTTTACCCTTTTTAAATATACTGGCTACATCACCCTTGCCCATAACCTTTGCTCTTTGCTCACCAACAGTCAAGATTTGTATCTTTCTTGCAAAAGGTTTACTAACTTTCTTAACTTTAGCGACTGTAGCCCTTGCATCTGCGGGTGTTGCAAACTTAATCCCTACTGTGTCTTTTGGGTTCTCATCAGTATATAAACGTCTACCAGAACCTTTTGGCTTTTTACCTGTGCCTACTTTTGGATCTTTTTTCTTTGCCATTTTTCTTCTTATCCTAAAAAGTCTATCTGACATTATTTTTTCTTAACTGTCTGCTTTGCTCTTTTAAAATTCTTTTTAGTAGGCGCACCCTTTGCACCTGCTTTACGCATCTTCTCACCACTACCAGCAGCTATCCTTCTTCTCTTAGCTTGTATATTTCTATATAAACTCATTTGGTTAAACCTTTCTGCTTTTCATATGTCCTAAGTCCGCCCAATCCGAGCATGCCCATCAAAACAGTCATCAAAGAACCCATATCAAAAGTCGGTAATTCAGGTATCTGCACAGACAAATAAGCGCATACAAACATAGTAACAGGCGCAAGTACGAAATGCCAACATAGAGCGATACCGCATGTCCAACCAATAAAGGGGCGCCATCCGGCAACAAAGATTGATTTGTGCGTGGCTTCTGCCTTATTGATCTCTAATTGGCCTTTTGCAAGCTCCTGCGCATGATTTTCAGCCATCGTTGCCACCTCGTGTGCCAACTTATTTTTCATGTCTTTG